CGTGTGGGACGGCACCGCCGAAGTCCCTTTCTCGACTCTGACCACCGGCGACCTGCCGAGCGTGCCGAGCGCGGCCTCGGTAGCCACCGCCGTGCGCACCGAGCTGACCGAAATCTCGAACCTCGACGCCTCCATCTCGAGCCGTCTCGCTTCGGCGTCTTACACAGCGCCAGCAAACTCGGACATCACCGCAATTAAGAGCAAAACCGACAGCCTACCGGCTTCGCCCGCAGCGGTATCCGACATCCCAACCACCGCGCAAATCGCAACCGCCGTCGAAGGATCGCTCCTCAACGAGGCAGACGGCCAAGCCGTCCTCAACGCCATCGTGGGCGCAATCGGGAACACCAACCTCAGCGAAGTCTCCCTCGTCGCTGCCGTCCGTGCCGACCTCGAGCGCACCGGAGGTAAGATCGACAGCATCCCGACCGATTCCGCTCCGAGCGCGGCCTCTGTGGCAACAGCCGTCTGGTCCGCAAGCACCAAGGAAATCACCGGCGGCACGGTCACAACATTGACCAACTCGCCCGATGTCCCGACCGAAGCCGAAATCGCCAGCCAAGTCCGCACCGAGCTTTCGGTCGAACTCGGCCGCATCGATGCCGCCGTCTCCAGCCGCCTCGCGCCATCCGGCACCTTGGCAACCGTCACGACATTGACCAACGCGCCAACCGTTCCAACAGCCGCCGCCATCGCCGACGAGGTGCGCGTGGAACTCGCCACCGAACTCGCCCGCATCGATGCGCCAATCTCCGGCGCAGGCAACGCCCCAAGCGCCAGCACGGTGGCCACGGCAGTTCGCACCGAACTCGCCACGGAACTCGCCCGAGTGGATGCAGCCATCAGCACCCGACTCGCCGGTTCGGCCTACACGGCCCCAGCAAACAGCGATGTCGCCGCGATCAAAGCGAAGACCGATGCGCTCAACACCGAGCGCCTCGCCAATGTGGCCACCACGGCCATCGTCGGCAACCTCATCGCCCAGGCGAACTCATGAGCGAGAGCGTCGCCAAAGCCCTCGACCTCGCATCCCGGTGGGTAACACCCATTGGGATACTCGTGGTGATTCTTTTGCAAAGCCAGTTCGTAAGCCGCAGTGAGTTTGAAAGCGCATCCGAAAAGCTCAGCGGACGCGTGGAAAAAATCGAAGCCGTCCTGATCCGCATGGAAGCCAACGCCGAAACAGACAAGCGCCACGACAACCTCCTCGCCGACCACGAAGGCCGCATCCGTGGCCTCGAGCGCCGTTGAACCTTTGACACCTCCGCCCAGACGATGAACGCAATCTACTTTGTCCTCGATCGTCTTTCGGAAAACAGCACCTGGCGCGGCCTCATCCTCGTCGCCGTAGCCCTCGGCGTGAAGCTCGAGCCAGAGATGCAAAACCAAATCATCGCCGCCGGCCTCGGCCTAGTCGGAACGATCAACATTTTCCGAAAAGGAAAATAATGAACCCCAAACAGGTCGCCGCGACCGCAGTGATGCTCGCGTGGGTTTTTCTGGCGATTAGTTTTATGAGCGGATGCGTGGCCGTCCCGATGCCTCCCTTCGGCGACCGCATCGGCGAGGCTGGCACGCTCCACATCCGCGCAACCGTGCGCTTTGAGCCGCGCCTGACCGAAAGCGAAGCCGCCAACCGAGACCTCTGGAACGCATTCGGCGAATTCCAAAAAACCCTGCCTGCTCTGAAGGACAAATGATTTCGCTCCTCGCCCGCTTCTTCATGTTGCCACGCCCGGCGCAATCCCCCGCGCCCGCGCCTGAGTCGAAGCCCGCGAAGCCAGCCAAAACCTCCCCCGCCAAAACTTCCGGCACCCTCAAGCCCGAGCCGAAATACTACCAGCAAACCAACAAGCGCACCCCCAACATCAGCGCCGGCCGCGTGATCAAGCCCACCCATGTGATCTTGCACCACACGAGCGGAGCCTACGCGGGCAGCGTCTCCTGGTGCAGCGACCCCGCCAGCAAAGTCTCGTATCACTGCATCATCGCCCGCAACGGCAAACGAACCGCCCTCGCCCTGCCGAGCCAACGCACCTGGCACGCCGGGGTCAGCTCGTGGCAAGGCCGCAAAGACGCCAACTCATTCTCTGTTGGCATGGCATGGGAAGGCGACACCTACCAAACGCCCTTGAGCGAAGACGCCCTCCTCAGCGCCGTCGAATATCTCCTCCCAATCCTCCGCGAAAACAACATCCCCTTGGCCAATATACTTCGCCACGCCGATGTCTCCCCCGGCCGCAAAGACGACTGCTCCCCATCGGCCCACGCCGCGCTTTTAGCGGCACTTAACCGCGTCCTGTAATGGCAAAAAAAACAGCCCCGCCAAAAGACCGCGAGGCCGTGATGATGCAAGCCCGCGCCCTTCTCGCGGAGCATTTCGATGTCTCCCTCTGCATCGTGTCTTGGGAGGACGAAGGAGAAACCTTTTACATGGACTTCAAATTTGGAAACGACTACGCGGCCCGCGCATTGGTCCGCGAAGCCGACGAAATCCTCTGGCCGCTCGAGGATGAGGACGAAGAAGAGGAGGAGGAAGCATGAAAGCCACACTTGAATTCACCCTGCCCGAAGAACGCTGCGAGCACATCTGCGCCGTCAAAGGCATGGACACGATTTTAATAATCGATGACCTTCTTAACGAAATTCGCGCCTTCCTTAAACACGAATCCGGCGAGTTTCGGCAATGGCGAGACGACGAAGGCCGCGATTGCCAAGCCTGCCCCGACACGCTCGAAAAAATCCGCAGTTACATCTGGGAACTTCGCAAAGACAACGAAATCCCCGACCTCCCATGACGCCAATCAAAAAATGGAAAAAGTGGATGGCTGTCGGGTGCTCACACGGCGAACTCATCTGCCCCGAAAGCCGCCGCGCCGTCTTGTCGTTTGCCAAGAAATTTCGTCCAGACTTCCGAGCGCATCTAGGCGATTTTATCGACCTCGCCGCCATGCGCGGAGGCGTCGCCTCCGATGTGGACAGCAAAGACCGCGCCCGCAACATCGCCCAAGATGTCAGCGAGGGAATTTCGTTCCTCTATGAATTTTCTCCGAATGTCATAATGCTCGGAAACCACGAGGCCCGCCTGAACCGCATGGCCGAATCCCCCAACGCCGTCCACGCCCACGCCGCGCAGACCGTCCTCAACGAACTCGGAGACTGCGCCAAAAAGCTCAAGGCGAAAATCTACCCCTACCACAACACCAAAGGCGTCCACCGGCTGGGAGACCTCGCGCTGGTGCATGGTTATAGCTGCAACGTATCTGCCGTGAGGGATCACGCAGAGACATATGGAAAGGTTCTGATGGCACACCTGCACCGAGTAGGCATCGAGCGCGGCCGCCGCGTCGATTCTCCCACCGGCTACTGCCTCGGAGCGATCTGCACTCTCGACATGGACTACAGCTCCACCCGCCGCGCATCCCTCGCCCATAGCAACGGATTCGCGTGGGGCTACTTCACCGACAACTCAACAACCGTCAACCTGTGCGAAAGACAAAAAAACCAACCGTGGCTTCTGCCGTAGAAAAAGCCTGGGGCGCCTTCTTTCAGTCGACGGCCGCATGCGACCCCTCCGAACTGAAAAAGGAAGGCTGGATGACAAACATGGAAATTTCCGAGCTATCAAAGCTGAAAGGCGAAGCCGGTTGCCAGCTCGCCGATAAAGGCGTCCGCTCTGGTATCCTCGAAAAGAAAGTCGCCAAAATTTTGGTCAACGGAAGGCGCGCCAACGTGAATTTCTACAGGCCCATTTGATAGAACAGGGCAACAGCGGGCAACACTCCCGCAAGTCATTGAAAAACAAACCCAAAAAACCGACTTAAAATCCGTTTTCGCGAAAGCGGAGTGCGGGTTCGAGTCCCGCCGCCGGCAGAGTGCTTTACATCGATTTGAGCTAGGTTTTATGCGGGTTGGCGGGTGGTTGGCATCAAGAATCTAGCGGCGGCTATTGGCGGCTACTGGAAGAAAATAGTTGCGATTTCGGGCAACACGGGCAACAGTTCGGGCAACAGCATGAGCGCCTTCCTTGTGACACCTTACCCGCAGCGGCCCTCGACGCCTTGGAAGCTGACGATCCCGCAGAAAATTTTTGGCAAAAGGATTCGCCGGTTTTACCGCACCGAGGCGGAGGCTTGGGCGGCGGGGCCGGGGTTGCTGGAGAAACTTCAGAAGGGTGGGACCGATTCGCTTTCGGAGGAGCAGGCGAGGGGCATGTCTATGAAGTCGGCGGTGCGGGATTACATCGCCTCCAAGGCGGGGGCTTCGGAGCGGCATCGTGAGAAGTTGGAAAAAATATGTGGGGAGCTTTTGGATGCTTTTCCTGGCGCGGTGGCGGCGGTCACTCCGATGCAGGCGGCTAGGGTGTTTGCGAAGATTAAGGGCGCGCCGACGACGCGGGCGGGGTGGCATCGTTACGCCTCCGGGTTCTTTCGGTGGTGCGTCGACATGGAGCTCCTGGATCGGAATCCATTTCGACGGGTGGTGGCGCCGGAGGCTGAGTCGAAGAGGTCACTGATCTCGGCGAAGGAACTCCGGGCGATTCTGGATGCCACAATGAGCGACGCGCTTCGGGCTTGGTTTCTTCTCGGTGCCTTTGCTGGGTTGCGGTCCATCGAGGTCCATCGAATGCGGTGGGAGGATGTCGATCCGAAGTCCGGCCAGATCGAGGTGCGGCGGGAGGTTTCGAAACAATCAAGCGGCCTGCCGGAGCGGATCGTTGATTTCACGGAGCCGCTGGCGAGGCGGAAGGATTTCTTCAAAGGAAAATCGGGGCTGATCGTGCCGGCGAAATCGCTCCGACTTTATCGGGAGAGGGAGGCTTTGATTGAGCGGCTCAACAACGAGGGCGTGGTGCCGTGGGCTATGCTTCCAGAGAACGCTCTCCGGCACTCTTACGCCACTTACCACCTCGGGCGCTGCCAGGATGCAGGGAAGACGGCGCACCAGATGGGGCATTCGTCGACGGCGCTCGTTCTCAAAACCTACGCGGTGCCGTCTCGCAAAGCGGACTGGCGGGCTTGGTGGAGGGCTTAGGTTTCGCAGGGGTATCGTAAAGAAATAACAATCAGTCTTTTACCCCCCACCCCCCAGCAAATCGGGCCAGCGCATGACGGGCATTGGGGTGTCTGGGGGTTGCGTTAAATCGTGAACCTGCCCTATCCAGTCTTCTGGGAGTTTTTCTTTGCGGGAATTGAGTGACCAGAAGCGGAAGTTTCGGATCCCGGCTCGATCACTACACCAGCACCCGACTGGACTTTTCCCTTTGAACCGTTCTTTTCGGCGGTTGGTTTGCCAATTTCTTCGAGCTTGTAGCTCGGATTTCCATCCGCCCTACGGAGTTCTTGCGTGAGTAAAAAACGCGCCCAATTCGACAAACTGCCGAATCCATTTTTTTCCGCGAAATCCTTGGAGCGCTTGATTAGATCAGGCTCTAGCGAGATTCCCGCGCTCTTGGATTTGCGCGAAATCGGTTTTTTCGGATTCATGTCAATAGAAAATATCACCCCTCTAATAATTGTCAATTTTTAGCCATTGGGGTGATCACCCCATTTTTTTCTTTGAATGCGTCAACAATTAGCAATTGTTGGCGCATGGCTAACAGACCAGTCCCGGAGAACAAAAAAGCAAAAGCGGCGGGGATCTCACTCCCGCCACAACTGATCAACCAAGCGCGCAAGCACGCTTATCAACGCGGAATGAGCCTTAGCGGGTTCGTTCGTCATCTACTCATCGAGAAGCTCGAAAAGGAGGCAGCATGAACCTCTCCGATGTCTACATCAACATGGACGAGGCTCGGCGCCTCTCGGGTTTTTCCAGCCGCTCGATCCGCGACTACATCAAGCGCGGTGAATTTGCGGCAAGCCTCCCACGGGGCCGGTGCGGTGGCTGGCACATCGTCAGGGAATCCTTCCTCGACTGGTGGGGTTATCGGAACGCCTCCACCGCTAACCGCACGACGATCCCAGCACGGAAACGGAGGGCCGCGTAATGGACTGCGAAACTCTTCTCCGCTGCCTCGGCTACTCGATCGACGCGGCTTTCAAGTTTGTCCCGGTCGCCATCGCGGCGGTCATCACCTGGAGGTTGGCACGATGAAAAAGCGACTCTGGCACTGCGAGGGCTTGAATTTCCTCAGGCACAGGGTGGGGGAGTATTTCTGGGCGTTCTCGGCCTTCGAGGCTCGGGAGCGTTTCGCTCAACAATTCGGCGGCGTCCCGAGCCGGGTGGAGGTCGTCCGATGAGCGGCTGGCTTTCCGTGGAGGATCAAATGCCGGACAGCGACACCGATGTCATTGTCGCGGCTGAGGACGGCCATGTGGAGGCAGGCTTTCACGACGGCCGCGTCTGGCGGTGGCTGAATGCCTGCCGGATCGAGCCCGACATCACGCACTGGATGCCGTTCCCAAATCCACCGGAGGAGGGCGAGAAATGAGCGCGTGGGAGGCCGTCCTGCTTTCATCCATCGCCTTTGGCTCGATGTGGGCCTGCTACTGCATCGGCTTCCGTGACGGGCGCATGACGGAGCGCCGGCGACAAGAGCGTTACTACCGCCGCGAGGAGTTCGGGCGCGATTGGGACAATTACGAGGATTTCGACTGATTTTGCCTCGCTAGTCCCCAAGGGGGACGCAGGGGCCAAGGGGGGCAGCGCATCCCAAAAAACGCTGACCAACAACAAACAAACCAGAGTGATATGAAAATTGTAAAAGGAAAACAACAACGGCCCCAGCGGGTCGTGATTTACGGGGTTGAAAGCGTCGGTAAGACGACTTTCGCCAGCAAGTTCCCTTCTCCCTTGTTCCTCGACATCGAGGGCGGCAGCAACCACCTCGCCGTTGACCGTGTGGCGGTCTCGACTTGGAAAGAACTCGGCGAGTGCATCAACGAGGCCAGCCGGACGGACTACGAGACGATCGTGATCGACAGCGCCGATTGGGCGGAGCGGTTGGCGGTTGAAGACCTCCTCGCTACGAACAAGAAGCAGAGCGTCGAGGATTTCGGATTCGGCAAGGGCTGGGTGATGGCGGCGGAAAAGGTCAGCCGGTTTTTGACCGCTCTCGATATGCTCATCGACGCCGGCAAGCATGTCGTGGTCTTGGCGCATTCCAAGGTTCAGAGAACCGAACCGCCGGACATTCTCGCCGCTTATGACCGTTACGAGTTGAAGCTGTCTAAGCAGTCCTCGCCGCTGGTCAAAGAATGGGCGGATGAGCTTTGGTTTTTTAGATTCAAAACAAAATCGGTCACCCAAGACGGCGG